TATCTCGCTTCATACGCTCCACCCGTAGCTGCTGCTCTATGGAGAGATTGAGATTGGGCATAGGCGGTAATTCGTCCATTGCTCGATTTGCGTAGCTCGCTCCTCACAATAGTCAGGGGTGCCTTGAAACCAAGTTTTCCAGTGAAAGCTGCCCTTTTCGTGGTTACAACGCTTACAAGCTGGGACGATGTTGGTTGCTAAATCCTCACCACCTTTAGTTTTGGGGTGAACGTGATCAAGAGTTAGGTCACTGCTTTGAACCCCGCAGTAGGCACATTTACAGCCAAAGGCATCTTTGATTGACTGTCTCCATTGCTTAACCGCTTCACGACGCTGGAGGGCTTGAAGGTTCGCCATAGCAGCCTCAGGGGTCATATAGACAAAGCCCCCGGCAGGCGAACGAATCACCATACCGAGGGCTCTGCTTTGTACATAAAGGAAGGATTAGTTCCTAAGCACTAATATAAGACCTAACTTTCTTCATATCGACTTCTGGCAAAGCAGAAATCATTTCGGAGATAGCAGAAACATCACCACCGTTAAGAGCAGTAATGCCTTGGTCTTTAAGGAACTTAATTGCGTTTGCAAGGTCAGATGCTTTCACATCATCACGATTCAACTGATCAATAAGTTTGGTGGCTACCAGACGGTGAAGAGAATAAAGATCACCTTCTGAAGCCAGACCTTCAGTCTTATTTAGAGACTTTTTTGGAGCGGCTGCCATAAAGAACTCGGAATAGTTTCACTCCCAATTGTATGAGACTGTTTTCTTTCAAACGAGAAACAGCAATAAGCTCAGAAGCAGCAAAAGCACTCAACCAAAGAGCTGCTTGCACTGAAGGATCAGAGAAGTCCATAGGAATAATTAGGACGGTTTCTTGATCAAGATAGCCCAACCCGACCCAGGACCTTCAACAAGCCACCTTTTATTCCAGTTCTTTTGGCTATAAGCCACGCCTTTACCCTTCGTGTGGTTGATATATCCTCCACGGACCATATCGGCCTCACCATTAGGGTCATGATGTATCCAAGCACCTTCTGTGTAGCCAATGACCACACTGTAGTGCCCAGAGCCGCTAGGAGCCCCTACAAGGCCCTTGTGGAGCCATCCGACTACTACAGGCCTACCAGCGTCTATCTCGCCTCTGAGAAGCTCTGGGGTGCCGTTCTGAATGAATTTAGGATCTAGTCCGAGGTACCTGAGGGCCTTGAGTTGAGCATCGGCGCTTGTAGAGTCCCCATAACGTGCTCTGAGCTTGTTATACGCATCGTCACCTTTGATCTTGCCGTAGTAGCTAGCCACCATGGCGCAACTAGAGCTGAAACACTCCCGATACCCAGTGGGTCCATTGTCTAGTTGGTACTCGTAAGGTACCTTTAGCAACTTTCCCGCTTGTTGGACCTCCTGCTTTGGCCGTTGACGTTGAACAAGTGTTATCAACTTTGCGGCATAAACAGGATCTGTTGCATATCCTTGTTTTGTTAGTTGTTGAGCTGCTTCTAACGTCGTTTTTGCGTTATTAATTCCGCTGTATTGTTTGTAATTTTTGTACCACCGGGTAACAAGGTATTCAACACACTCTTTGAGAGAGCCAAAATTAAGAAACCCGTCCCGAACAGAAATAGGTACTCCATTGACATACTCCGTGGTGTTGACGGAAGAACCTTTACCTTTTAAACCAAAGTAATTGTGAGTGCCTGATGTGGATCGACCCCAGTTACTTTCAAGAGCCCACTGAGCAGCTACTAGCTCTGGAAACTTTGCTCCAGCTTCACGAGCAAGTTCTACTACACCGTCCCACGAGCCGTTACTGGGAATTGTGTTCTTTGGGCCTGATCGCCACAAATCAGAAAATTTTGCCAAGATTCCAGGAGGCGTATTGTCCTCTAGAAAATCCAAAGCAAAGTTTTGATGTTCTTGATCGCTGTAGTACTTAGCTACGTCACGAAGAGAGATGTCGGCCATTGAGAAGAATCCGGTCGAGTTTCTCGTCGATGTGTTGAATCCGCTGGTCAATGCGGTCCATCATCGGCATGAGCTCGTCCTTTCTAACAAACTCTTTGTGAACCGTCATCTCTACTTGGTCAATACGACGGTCAAGTTCTGAATGCCGCTTATGTGACCAAGCAAAGGTACCACCAGCAAGACTAGCGATACCAAGGATTGTGGACAGGAGAAAGGAAGGATCCATTAGGCCATACCGCCAAAACCCTTTTTCATTTTGTAAGCCAACCGAACAGCTTTTACATCAATAGAACCAGGACGGTATTGATGTCCAGAAGGAAGCGGTTTGGTTTCTTGGATGGAAGGGAGGCTGGGACCACTGCCACTAGGCTTTTGACCTTCACGTTTGATTTCAAATGACGGCATAGTTATTTACCTTTGGGTACACAGTTAGGAACAGTTTTGGCACCCTTCTTTTTGGTACCAACCATTTCGTAGCCTTTCCAGCAGGGTCCTTTAGCCATTAGCCTTCTCCGCGAACTTTAGTGTTGTACTTGCGGCCTCTCCAAGAAAAATCTTGACGGCCAGCTTCACGAGCTGCAGCAAACGCATCGTCAAACGAACCTTTATCTGCTTTCATCTGTTGATCACGAAGTTCCATTTGCCGTTTACCTTTGGCTTCGTTGTAATACTCCTGCTTCATTTGAGGAGTCAACCCAGGAGCCTTTGCAGCACCTGCCTGAAGCCCCGCATAAGCAGCAGCAAGGTGGGGAACAATCATCGACAGGCGGGACAGCGCACCACCAATCCCAGAGGCTCCAGCGGCGCTCCTAGCGGCCCCTGAAATAGTCACAGTGCCAGGCATATTGGCCCGAGGCAACCGAGCCGTTTGCATAGGCCGTTCGTTACCTTTAGGGGTCGGAAGATTACGACCTCGTTGAGTGGCCCCTTGACCTTCAGGAGCGTAGCGACCCGCATTACTACGAGTCTGTCCGCCGCGTTTAATAGGCATAATAATTACTTGGTTTTATAACCTTTTTTCATCTTGCCACCCTTTTGGATCTGTGGCTTACCTGCAGCTTTGGCTTCTTTAGACCAACGCTTAGCAATTTCAGGATGCTGAGAGTACATATAACGCATTTGCTTCTCAGAACTAAACGGCATGAGGTTAAAAGAAACTCTTTAAAAATGTTACTAACAAAAACAGCCCAGGTTACTAACCCAGGCTGCAAATAGAATTAAAGGTTTTTAAAAGTTTTACTTACCCTGACCTCGATAAGCTTTTTGACCCTTTTTAGGTTTGCTGTTTTTGCTAGAACCTTGGGTCGTTTGCTTGGGTTTAGGAGGAAGGCGGACTGGTTTACCGCTCAGGGTTTTCTTGCTTACCACGGCACACCAGATTCCTTAGTGGGGTGGCGTTGCTCGTCCAGTTGAGCTTGGAGGGCAGCTTGGATCTCGTTGACCTTTTCTTCGCCACCAATGGCTTCCTGGACCCAAGCGATCACCAGATCTTCAGTCAGGTCAGCAAAGGGAATCAGATTCTCAGGGCGCTTAAAACCCACAGAACCATATGCACCAGAAGCATAGGTGTCATCTTTGGCATCGATGGTGTAATGGGCGGTAAAAACGAAACCATCTTCGGTTTCTCGCTCAAGGTTAGCGATGTGCCAGGTGAAGGTAGTAGACATTTGGGTGAAAACGTTTCTGAACTAGTTTAAGGGGTTTAATGAAGGTGACTACTGGGTCTTGATGTGTCGTTTAGCAAATTTACGCATTCTTTTGATAAACTCTCTTCCTTCATCACTCAAAAAGTATTCCACACTATTTACCCAAGTGCTTGCCCCAGAATTTTCTATTACAATCTTGGGTTTATAGGGTTTCTTCTTGCATTGATGCAACGGAACACGAATAAATTGAAAGAATCGTCCGACCCATCCAATTTGTTCACCACAATGCGGGCAACAGTTCGAGGGATAAACCATAGAAGTGAGTAGGACTAATCAGCTAGAGAGCCGATAGGTCACAAACGTGTTTGCCGCAGTCCGCCGAGTAGCGAACCTTCCCGAGTTACTAGCAGCAACCGTGGCAGAGCCAACGATGGTATGACCAGTGCCAGCAGCAATAGTGACGGCATTGGTAGCACCAGTGTTAATCACTGCCCACTCAAAGGTCATGTTGGTATAGACACCGCTGAAACCAGCTTCGGTATCAGTGCCAGTGGGAAGGGTCATGGTGACCGCTGCCGCAGTGGAGCTGGTGATGATGCCCGTCTTGAGATTGGCAACCGTCAGAGTGGCAGTGGTATCAACAGCAGCAGGAGCGGCTTGGTTGTAGCAGCGAACCCGGTCGTTAGTGATGCGGAAGGCTTCCGTCGAACTGCCCGCTCCGTCGAGAGTAGTCAGGAAAACTAATCTTCCCGGAAGGTCTGTTGTGTCACCAGCCGTAAATGGTTCGCCATCAACCTCTGCCCTGATGATTGCACCTAAATTACTGAGATCGGTTCCGTTTGCCCCGTAAAAGCGAATATCACCAAGAACGTCATCCTGCTGCACGGCTGTAAAACTTCCAGCAGACGTGCCACGGGATTTGCCGATGTAAATACCCGCAGAGGAGCTATTATTGCTGTATCTCTGAAGTGAGAACAGGCTGGTGCCACCTGATGTCCCTGCTAGTTGAATTTGGGTATCAAGCGCACCGATCTGATTGCTCGTAGACGTGCCAACTAACAGGCGTCCAGAGCTGTCGATTGTCGCAGCGGTACTTGTGGGCGTAGTTTTAAAGTTAATTGCTGAAGAAGCCGTAGTACTAGATTGGGCGACGATGTTGAAGTCAAATGGAGAATCATTGTTCTTTTCGATGTAAGCAAAACGGGCGCTAGCTGTTGAGCTTGCACCAAAATACAAGGCACGGTATCCAGCGGAAGAGCCGCCGGTTCCGATGAGGATATTTCCGCTTGCTACCTGAAGAGCATCGCTCGGTGTAGTAGTGCCAATCCCTACGTTGCCTGCGGAGGTGATGCGGAGGCGTTCGGTTGGGGTAGCTGCTGCTGAATTGGTGCCAAAAGCCAGATAATGATCGTTGCTAGATGTTTGGTTAGCGGCTTCGATGTAGGCATAACGAATATTGCTATTTGCCTCGCTAACGCCTGAAAGGTTAATTCGTACGCCCTGCCCAGCATTGTTATCAGCCGGACCATTGTTCAGGAGCAACACATTGCTAATTGCTGATGCGCTGTCACTGCGAACAAGCAACCGGTTGTTAGCGTTGCCAGCAAGAGTAGACCCCAGACCTAAGCGCCCACTGGAGTCGATACGCATGCGTTCTACGTCTGATCCAACAAGAAAACGAAGAGTATTCCCTTGAGCGCCTACGCCTCCCACCCGAATAGCGTTTCCGTTTGTTCCATCAGCCCGCAAACGGATGACGCCATTAAGGCTTGGAGATTCGACTGATACTCCATCAACGCCATCTGCGCTTGTGGCGCAAGTAAGCAAAAAGCTAGGGCTCGTAGTGCCCACCCCAACATTCCCACTCGCATTAACGAACAACCGCCCAGTGCCATTAGTTGAGATGGCTACTTGGTCTGCACCAGGGCTGTAGATGCCGGTGTTGGGGTCGCCGGTGAACTTCAGAGAAGGGGTGCCAGCAGAGCCCAACGAAAGAGCAGAGTTAGAACCATCTTCACGAAGAAGAGGGTTGCCACCAGCAGTTGCTCCATCATGAACAACAGCAGTTTTCTTAGTGGTATCTACGGTGACTTCCTTGGAAGCTCCGGTAAAAGAAGTGTGTTGAGCGGTAGTACCACCGCGAAGTTGAAGTTGGTCAGGCATTGCTTTTACAGAGCACCGAGGTTGTAAGAAGAAGAACCAAGAGCCAAGGCTACACGGTTTGCGGGAGTGTCTTCATCAGGAAAAACACTACCAGTAGTTTCTACTGATCCTAAGTTAATTGTATTAGAACCCACTGCAGCAGTATAAAGGACTGAGAAATTTTGATCTGCAGGGGTAAAGTTGGCAAACGCGTTTTCAACAATAGATTGCCAACTTGAGCCATTAAAGACTCTGGTTTGACTGCTGACGTTGTTGAAATAAAGGTCACCCCCAGTTACAGCGTTTCCAAACGTATCAGTAGAAGGATCGGAAGAGAGACTTCCAAGGTATAAAGCTAAAAAGTTATTTAAATAAGTAGAAGCATTAATAACATCAACAATATTGGTACTAACTGTGTTGACGTTACTAATGCTGCCAGCAACAGTATTTACGTTTGCAATTGACCCAGCAGTTGTGTTGACGTTGGTAATAGAGCCAGCAACAGTTGTTACGTTTGCGTTATTACCAGCAACCGCATTGACATTGGCAATATTGGTTGCAGTGGCGTTTACGTTGGCAATTGAACCTGCCGTTGTATTTACATCTGCAATGTTGGTAGCTACGGTCGTAACGTTAGCGTCGTTAGTAGCAACCGTATTTACATTGGCAATGTTGCTTCCAACGGTGTTTACGTTAGTAATGTTGGTAGCAACAGTATCAATCTCGCTAACAGGCTCATTAAGGTCGTTAGCGACTGTTTGAATATCACTAATGTTGGTAGCAACCGTTGTGACGTTTCCAGAGATCCCAGCAACAGTTGTAACGTTGGCACTGATACCAGCAACCGTAGTTACGTTCCCAGAGATGCTTGCAACAGTCGTGACCTCAGTTGCTTTAGGGGTCAGACGGTGGAAGACATAGGTGTGAAGCGTGGTGGTCGTTTCAACCAACAAACCGTAACCAGAAGGCAGAACAGTTGAACCACACCCAGTAATCGTTACGGTGTTACTGCCTGCACCGTTAGCAATCGTTACGGTACCGCTAGAGGGGGTACGAGTTGTAACAATTTCTTTAATACTGATGATTGTCCCAGCGTTGTCTGGGTTATTGATGTCAGGGTTATTGACCGGAAAACTGGTCTCATTGGCGATTGGAAAAAAGCCACCAACATCATCAACTAGATCAATAACACGAGCATCAATAGCAGCAGTAGTAGCAATAAAAGCATCGCTACTACTCCACGGCATACCACTGTCAATAGTTTCAGCACTGTCTTGACGGAAGTACCGACGATCAGCAGCAGAGGTGGTGAAGAAGCTGGTGTCGTTAACCGTTACCGAAGGGACCTCAGAGTTAACAACAACAGTCGCTGCAGTCAGCTTTGAAGAATCAATGGTGTCAGCGCTGATCTTGCTGCCATCAATACCGCTAGCAATCTTTGCGTTGGTTACAGCTCCGTTAGCCAGCTTGTCAGTGGTTACGTTGCTATCTGCAATCTTGGCAGTCGTAACGTTTGAGTCTGCAATCTTTGCAGTAGTTACGTTGCTGTCAAGGATCTTGGCAGTGGTTACGTTACCGTCTGCAATCTTGGCTGTAGTAACAGCAGAGTCAACAAGTTTGGCAGTGGAGATACTGGCGTTAGTAACACCAATCGTGATTTGACCGCTTGCAGGGCTGTTGTCGGTAATGGTGAGAGAGTCACCAGCAACAACATCAGTGGTTAGAGCAGTATCAATTTTGCTGTCGATACGACCGTCGATAGCCCCTGTAGTAGCAGCGTGGGCGTTATCAGCTGTCCAAGTCTCAGCAGAACCTATAAAACCACCAAGGACTTGAAGGTCACCAGTACCAGTGGTCAGAGCTGCGTAAGTATCACTAAATTCTTGAAGACCAAAACGAATCTGGTTATCGGCGTTGTTAAGGTCTTGAGCAGTTAGTGTTGAACCTGCGGTATAAACCACAGTTGCATCACTAATGTCTGTAATTCGACTGATGCTAATTGTTGCGTTACTAACAGCAACACCCAGAACAATTGCAGTACCAGCGCTGTTAAAGGTGTAATCAGTACCTTGAGTTTTAAGGGTGCCGTTAACAGTTACAGCAATATCAGCTTGACGCAGATACGGAATTGGATCTCCGCTGCTGTTAGTTAGAGCAAACGTTGTACCAGAAGCACTGGTGTAAGTAATTGATGCGTAAGCCATTACTGGGCACCTCCGGTCAGACGATTTTGAAGAACAAGCTGTTTCATTTCTGCGGGAGCTTTATAGCGTTGACCGGGAAGATCACCCATTAAGAATTGCTCCTTAGCAATACTAATTAGTTTATCAACCTCGTTCTTAAGAATTACTCGCCGCATATTATCTTCACGACCCCAATTAGGATCCTGCACAAGGCCCATAGAACCCATACGGAACGGAGAGTCAACAGAAGGGTACTGTTTGTACTGTTTGCTGTTTACGAGGTCTTTGAGATAAGCGTGAGCACCTTTGTACTGTTTGTTAAACACAGGGTCGTAATACTCAAATTCAGAGTTCAAGAAGTGGTTGAAGTCGTTAAGAACAGCTTCATTGATGCCAACCCCATCAGCACTAAATAGGGTCTTACGAGGAGGCGGAATCAGGTTTACCACCATCTCGTTAGCCACAGGATCTTCCCCAAGCTTGTCAGGGAACAACCAGTAGCGCCCAAGGACAGCCTGAACGGGATACCACTTACCAGCGTGGTTGGCGTTGATGGTGGTTCCAGGCTTGCCATACCAGAGGGCCTTACGAGAAGCTGTACGGAACTCAGGCTCGTTGCGGACAACAGATACCAGAGCGTCAGCAAAAGCGCCTATAGGGCTGTATTCAGAAGCAATACCAAAGCTTCCTAACGAGGAATCCAAAATGCTGTTACCAATGTCAGCTATCGTGATTCCTTTCTCACCAAGTTTTCCAGTTGAGTAAAATCCTTTACCAATAAAACGAGTTATGGGACTTGAAGGTTTACGAGGATCAAGTCCTTGAACAACAACTTTTCTAAGGTTTAGGTAAGGATCACCAATTTTTGCAACAGAATCTGCAATTAGTTTTTGTACCCGAGATACATCACCAGTACCTGCTGTAGTAAGCGCCTTAATTACTCGATCAAAACCAGCAATAGCGGGGGTTTCCAAAATGGTGTTTGCAAGAGCAGCAATGGCAAGAGCAAAAGCACCAGAGGTTTCACGGCCAGGAGAGAACTCTTGAAGATCCCTGATACTGGCATGGAAAGCAAGAGTGTTACCGATAACAGGTAGATAACGGTAAGGAAGCATCATGCCACCAATTTTCCAGGTATAAGGATCACGAGCACCTTCTGCTTCTCTATAAGTATTTTCAAGACCACCAGTTATGTCTTGGTTACCGTCTCGCATCAAAAAGAAAGCAAGAGCGTTAATGCCAAGAGACAAAGCCAAAGCTCCTTGAGCACGGCTACGAATCTTTGGATCAGAACTTACATACTTACTTTCAAAGTCAATGATGTCTTGACGGGTTTTAGCAGGAAGAAGATCTGCAATTTTTTCGGGTAGCGATTTTATGCCGGTAGAAAGGCCAGCCCTAAATGCATCGACACCGGCTTGACCTATTTCACCGCCGTAAGCGATCATTGCAGCACGCTTGATGCCGTTTAGAGGAGAGGTAAGGAACGGGAAAATATCACGACCAAAAGCAGCAAAGGCTGAAGTTTTACTGTTACGGAGGTTGTTAACAGCATTAGCAGCATCAGCCAAAGGACCAGTCAATTCTTCAGTAAGGTTAATGGCACGAGTCAGTTGAAGGATTTGATTATCAAGAACTGAATAACCAATTGTCTGTTGATCAAAGCCAACCTTGACTGGCTTGTACATATCAGACATTTCTTTGTTCAAACGCCTTGCAATCTCTTCAGCTCGATCTGCGCGATCAATTACGCCAGTAGCAATTTGGTCATCAACCTCTTTGTTTACAACAGCCCTGACGTGAGCGTTGGCAAAGAGAGCGGTAGTTAGTTCGTCAGCCGCTGCAGAGAGCTGCATAGGAAGACTGAGGTTTACGTTCTCGCCACCTGGGTAGTAGCTCTTCTTGCCGAGACCCATTCCGCGAATGGCAGTGGTCGTGCCACCCATGACGTACTTACCAAACCAGCTCCGCTTCTCCCAAGCCTCAGCAGGCATGAAGTAATCATGGAACGCCTTGAGAAACACTCGGCTGCCGTTAATGGTGTCAAACAGCTTGTCGTCGTTTTCTCCACGCTCCATGACGTAGTTAACGAAAGGAATCCTTACCTGCTTTTGAGCAAGGTCCTGAGCGATTGCCTCTTCACGGCGCAAACCACCAGCCCTTTGGATCTCGTAAGCGCTGTCAGCAGCCTGTGCAGGGTCTGAGATTGCCTTGCCGTACACAAAGCGGTTGTAGGTGGCCTCAAGGGCCTCTCCAAGCACAAAGCGGGTTTGAAGGATCGTGTCAGCAGCAATACGAGCTTCATCAAGCGATTCCTTGGCAAACTCAGTCTTACCAAGCCACTTAGCCATTTTGCTGGTAATCACCCCACTAGCAGCTTGACCAGTCAGTTCCAAGTACGTTTCAGGAATACCTTGAATAGGAATTGAGAAAACAGTTGCAGGGTTAGACAGCGGAGAACCAATCTGCAAACGAGCCAGAACTGCATCAGCAGTGACCTCAAGATCTTTCAGCTTGCTAATGTCACCTTGAGACTCATAGATCTTTTCAACAAGACTTTCAAGACCAGCAAGGTCGTCATCAGTCAGATCTTCGTCGTCGCTGATCTTTTTAAACAGATCACCGTAATGCTCTTCAAGTTCTGCTTTAGCTGCTTTGGTTTTGTCAGCAAGAACATCAGCAAAGTTCTGGTTATCACCAAAGGTGGCTAGTTCTTGGTTAAAGCGACTGAAGAGTACCTTGGGGTCTCCAGCAGCAAACTGAAGACGGTTACGACGGTCAAACAACCGAAGAGCGTTACCAACGCCATACATCATTTCGTTAAGAGCTTTGGCGTTAGCGACGAAGACTTGAAAATTAGTCTTGAAGTTATCCAGAGCAGTGACACGATCAAGACCAGGAATATCTTCATCGTTCATGATTTTTCTGAGGTCCCGAGCAGCAGCCAAAGCAGCAGAGGCGTTGGAGTCCAGGGTTGCAGTAGGAACCATGATCTTGTTCAGGTTCTTCTGAATGTCCTTACCGATCTGTTCAGCGCTAATGAACTCAGCCAGTTGATTGAGCCTGGAGTCACCACCCATGAACTCAGCAAGCTTGCGAATGGCTAGACCGTACTGCTGAGGAAGGATTGCGTCACGATCAAAGGTCTCAAACAGCGCTTTAACAGCAGCAGCGTTGTCAAAGCTACCGGTGTATTTAGTAGCGCTGGTGTTGTAGATCTGAAACGCTTTATCAGCAATGTCCTCGTCACCAGTCTTATCAATCAAACGCTTTTGTTCCTTAAGAGCGTCTTCATAGCCCTTGGTAAAGTCACGAAGGTTTTCAAAGGTCTCACTAGGATCCTGGTTAATCTCAAGGTCTTTGTTAACTTCACGAATTACTTCACGAGGATTAACAGCAATGTCATCACCAGGGACGCTTTCACTCAGAGCACGGTTAGCTCCAATGGTGTCAGTGTCAACAACAATCTCACCGTCATCAGTTTTGGTTACAGGAACCTGATTAACGACAGGAGCATCTGGCTTAGGAATGACCAACGAAGCAGGAGGTTTAATGGCCTCCTCAAGATCAGGAGTAATACCCTGAGCCATAGTCTGCTGAAGGTCCTCAGGGATCTCAGGCACAACAGGAGCTAGACCACCGTTATCGATGACTTTGTTGTGAATCTCATCAACACGGTTAATAAAGGTATTGATGAACTGAGGGTTGAGGTTACCGCTAGCAACAGCAGCCTCACCAGCGTTCAGGAGATCCTTGAGCTCCCCGTAAGCCTGACCAAAAGCATCTTTTAGGGTGTAGTCAGTATCAATTTCATCCAGACGGTTTTCACGGAACAGCAAAGCGTTGTAGCTTTCCAAATAACCAATACGCTCATCGTTCAGCTTGTCGAGAGTATCAACAAGAATCCGAGCGTCGTTAAGGGAGTTGGTAAAAGCAATAGAAGAGGTTTGACCCTCAACAACCTTTTGTTCTAGCTGAGCAATCTTTGCAGTCCGCTCAAGGTCAAGGTTGTCAAACTCTTGCAGTTGCGTTTGCAGGATCCGAAGGCGATCAAGACGCTCAGCAGCTTGAGCAGCCATACGAACCTTGGTGCTGTTCTTGCTCGCTTTCTTACCAACACCAGTGGACTTGTTGATCCACTCAGGATCCTTAGCGATAGCATCCTCGTAGGCCATCAGACGGGCCTCTAGGTTGGCTTGTTTTGCAGCAACTTGCTCAGGGGTATTTACGCCCAAAACGCTTCTGAGAGAATCGATCTCGGCTGCAACACTTGCTCGTTCAGGTCCCACAGCAGGGACAGCTTCAAGCTCTTGTGTAAGCCGCTGGAAGTCAGGAATCAGTTCTTGTTGGCGCTGCAGGAACGACTCAGCACCAGCACGGGCACCAAAAGCAATCTGAGCTACGTTCTCGTCGATCTTCTTGTACAGCTCAGACGTAACAGCTCCCAGACGGTCCTGGATGACCTCATTAGCCTTCTTAACACCCTCAGCCTCTACCTCCTGGCGGATCAGCGGGAGAGCCTCCTGAGTGGCCTCCTCCATGGCTTGTTGAGCAGGGATACCACTGGTGGCTTTACTAAGGAAGCGGTTGCCTAGATAAAGAACGCCACGAATACCGGTTACCGTACCTACGCCAAAGGAAGCTTCCTTAAGCAAACCAAGGGCGTAGTTGAACTTGTCAGGATTCTCAGCACGAAGTACCTCAGCAGCACGAATGCGCTCTTCAGGGGTTCGAAGGTTCTGGATCTCATCCAACTCTTTTTGCATCGCAGCAGGAGGTTGAGGCATGAAGAACATTGCACTTTGAATGCTTTCAGGCAGAACGTCTTTGATTAGGTAAGACGCCATAACCTGAGCACCCTTAGCCAGGTCTTTGGTTTTCCAAACATCAGAAAACTTTTCAGCTGTTTGAATTGTTTGCCCCATCAAGCTTGGAGCTTTGGTCAGTTTGTTAACACCAAGGTCAAAACCAATAGCAGCGCCAATTTGAGAAACAAGACGACCGCCAGCAGTTTTAGGTTTGATGTTTTGCTTAACAAATTCGCTGTCGTCACTAAACGCAGGACCAATGATCGGAGTCTTGGGTTTGATGCCGTAGCTAAAGCCTTGAGGATCCCGGCCAGTCTTCTGAAGGGCTTCAATGGCTGCTTGAGCGTTCTTAGAGCGCTGCTCAACCAAAGCTTTGTCGGTTTCTCCCATAGCCCCTACAGAGCCACCACCGGCTAGAGCAGCACCAAGGTCAACACCCTGCGTTACAGCCCCGATTTGCTCCATTGCAGCAATAGGAGCGTTAACGATTTGACGGGGAATATCTTGAACAATCCGACGAGCTTCATCACCAACGGTTTGCTGGGTACCAGGGATCTTTGCCTTTGCAGCACCTTTAACAGCCATAAACGGCTGCACAAGGGGTGCCAAGGGACCAGCAAGGAATTGAGTAGCTGCAGCAGTGCCAGCACGTTTCAAGGCACCACCAGCTTGGTCTTGGATGAACCTACCTAGATCAAAACCACGCTGAGGCTGTCGCTGAGGTTTTGCTTGAGCTTGAGGTTTTGCAGTCGGTTTGGGGGTAGTTCCACCCATTTGAGGGGTAGCTCCTTGTCCCCACTCTTGCTGGTACCGCTGCTGGGCTTCATTGGGATCCTGAATGAAAACGCTTTGACCGCTACGAGTGGGGATATAAGGCATTTGAAGGAAGAGCAACTAAGGGCGCTTCCTCCAAAATAATGGATACAACTAGAAATTGTTATTGGCTAGAACGAAACAGAGGGGAATAGGCCTTTCTAATAAAGTTATATTGAGTTTCTTGTCCGTACTGAAACTGCTGAGTAGCCCCACCAGGACGGTAAAGCTGGATGTGAACGTGACCAGGATCGCCAGCACCAGTACCTGAATAACCAGGACGGCTGTCATGGCGACTACTATCACCGCTTTTGCCAATAGGCATACCACGACGGATACGCTGACCAGGCTGGTAATAAACAGCAGCTAGGTGTGAAAGACGTACTAGATCATTTTTGTTATAACCAGGACCATCGGAATCAGCTTTAATGATTACGCTGTTACCAAATCCGCCGCGCTCGTAGCCAGAGCTAACAATAGTTCCGCTAAACGGAGCAGGAACAGGGTTAGAGATTTGACCGTTTTGACGCTGAATAGTGACATCAATAGCGTTGTTACCAGAACCACCAGGACGTTTTGAATGACTGTGATTACGATCAGTGATGATAAGGCTGGCATCTACAGGCTTTGTACCGCCACCACCAGCAGCAGCCCGAATGGCTCCTTGGATCTTTAAAGCGTTCTCACGGAACACAGGAGGAGTAGTGCCGTCAAAGTAACGGTTTGCTTGCTTTTGCAGGATCTCAGCAGCAGTGATCTGGTTGCCAAAACCACGCTGAACGTTTGCAAGGCTTCTGCGGGTTGAGGTGCTCAGGCGAGACAGATCGCCAGTAGAAAGAGCAGCGTTGATCTCACCCAGCTCAGCTTCATTAAACACAAAGCGCTCACTGAGGTACTGACGAGCAGCCTTGGGATTGTTACGGAACACAGGAGCCGCTACAGCAGCCCAGGAAGCCCTGTTATCAGAGTCGTTGATGTTGATGACCCATTGACCCTGAGCGTTCTTTGTAGAGGCACCCAGAGAGGGACCACGGGTGTTCCTTACGCCAAGCTTTCCGGTTTCAGTGACGTTGTAGTACTGGTCAACATCGTTGTACTCAGGACGCTGAAAGAAGTAGTTCTTAGCTCTCTCAAGGATCCCAAGCTGCACTGCAGGGTCGTTGACGTTCTCACCACGAGCAACAGCTTTGTTCAGCTCAGAACGGATGTAAGTAGAACCTTCTGCCTTCAAACGAGTCTTGGCTTCAATGATGGCTTGGTTGAGGTAGTTCTTCTTTTGCTTAGGAATCTCACCTTTTTCAGACGCCATAGCTTTGATGGCTGGATCCTGCATAAAGGACCCTTTGAGGCCCTCAAGCAATCCTTTAAGAATCGACCCCTGAGCCTCCTTGTAACCAGCACTGCTTTGCGTAATAGCAGCGTTACCAAACATCGTGACGAGCTTTCCAAAAACAGGAGTTCCCTCAGCACGAGCACGAAGCTCAGCAGGCATCTGAGTTTTACCAGTGTTGATCAGTTCTTTAGCTTCAAGCTCAAGCAACGCTGATTGCTCAGGGCTGATGTCTTTGTTTTGGAATGGGTAAGCCTTATCAACAACTTCATCAGCATCAGCAACAGACATACCTTCAGGCAGAAGACCTTGAGCAGCTAGCTGACGGTTACGAGCTTTGAGAGCTTGGCGTTGAGCAACAATTTGATCGTCAGTGGGGTTACCAAAACGGCTGTAGAACCCTTGAGATTCGTTAGCCAGGTCTCTACGCCAGTTACGCTGAGTACGAGTAATAGTGCGCTCTTCAGATGCAGCAAAACTTTCACTGCGCTTAACAGCTTGAACAGCACCGACCTCAAGGACTTCCCTAAACGTTTGTCCTTTGTCGTTCCTCAAGTCAAGAACGTTTTGACCATCTTTGGTTTTAATGCCATCAAAAGAAGAAACAATATTGCGATAACCGTAAGCCTCGCCAATATCGTTGTATTTATCACCGTCTACATCAATAAACAGACGACCACCTTCCCTAAACAGCAGCTCGTGAAACTCTTTCTCTGAATACCCACGAACATCTACAAAATAAGCACGAGCATCGTCGTAACCCTGCTGAACACCTTTTTGTCCCAGCACAGTACCTTCTTGAGCCCCGAGAGAGGCTTTCATAAACTGAGCACCAACCTTGAGACCGCCGTAAAATTTCTGGATGGTAGTGTTTTGGTCAGTGCTTACAGTGCGCTCATAGCTCTTATTAACAACGTCTTTCTTAAGGTCAAATAGTGTTGCGCTGACCAAAGGATCAATCTTGGCAGCCCTAAAGGCCTCAGGCAGGTCTGCATAGGGTTGCATCAGCTCTTGAGCCTTAGCAGCCATTGCAGCAGCTCTCTGGTCTACAGGAAGCTCAGCAAGACGCTCTGCAGACTTTTTACCCCAAGAGGCAAGACCAATAGCGACTTCCTTACCAGCGTTAGTAGCTTTGCTGTCGTAATAAAAGTAGTTAACCCAGGGGTTGCTTAGTTGGTTTTGGCGAGCCAGATCGTCGTCACCTTTAGCCTTGAGTTGCTTGGTCTCTGCAGCGTTTTCAAGGGAGTCCCGATAAGCAGTAGCTTCAGAAGCAAGGATACGTTCTGCTTGTTGTTTCTTCTCTGCTTTGTAATTTTCAAACAGCATCTCAGAGGTAGTTTGAAATACCCCTTCTTTACCGAGAAAATCTTGGATGCTTTTAATAGCCTCTTCGGCTTGGTAGTTCTTCTGGAACGTAGCTCCATACATCAACTGACCACCAAGCTGCTGAGGGGTATCCCTAGGAGCAGCAGGTTCTGGCAGAGCAGCAGGACGCTCAGGGTTTGCTACCAGATCACGAATCTGGCGCTGAGGGGAGATTCCAAAGCTGCTTGTCATTGAGATTCCTCAGTGGTAGGTGCAGGTGTAATAGCTGGTTTAGCTCCAGAATAAGAGGAGGCAGGAGCAACAGGCTTAGGAGCAGGAGGCTGCATAGCCTTGTAGTTCATAAAAGCGTTTAGACCAATAGTGCCGATGTTGAACGCCAAAGCAGAAGCACTGGGACCCATAACAGGCGTAGGATCTACCGTTTCAATAGGCAGAGGAGCCAAAGGCTTAACAGGATCAGCAACAGGACGAGGGGTGTAGAACTGAACCTGATTGACAGCGTTTTCTCGTGCCACGTTCAGGGCTTCACCAGCTCGTGTTTTATCAGCAATTCGGAAATTACGAGTAATTTGACGGTTGCTGAGGTTAGCCAAGTATTGCTGTTGATACTGGTTTTGCAGCCTTTCAACAGAACGACCAACCTGACCGCTAGAAACTTTCTTGGCAGAAGCAGCAATTGACTGAGCACGGATGTTTTCCATCTCAATCGTTTCCTTAGCCTCTTCTTCGTAAAACCGACCCTCAAGGTCAGCCAGTTGCCGCTCAAAGTTTTTGGTAGATGAGGTAGACACAGCACCTTTAAACGTTGCTTGCTGCTCAGCTAGCTGCTGCTCATACTGCCGAACCTTTTCAACGTAGTCAGACTCCCGATACCAAGAGTTCAGTTGATACTCATAGTTACGGTAATTCTCTCGGCTTTGAGAGGCATAACGAGTCCAGTATTCAGTTTGAGCTGCAGCGTTATAACGATCAGTTTCTGTTTGCTTTAGTTGGTAATCAAAAAGAGCTGCAGTAGTACCCATACCAAACTGGGCAATACTGAGGATTGAAGGCAGATCAAAGATCCCAGAGCCCTGTTTAGAAGCCATTAACCGTACTTCCTCGCTACATCAAAGTACAGACCAGTCCATTCAAGAGCTATGAACTTAGCCTGGTCAATGCTGTCGTTCACTAGCTCCACTGTAACTTGGTCATTCTTGCTTTGGATATAAGCCCTAAACTTGGCCTCCTCAAACGGCTCTTCCTCGCTAATTACGATGTTTCCGTTTAGAGGGTCCCTACGGTCAAACTCATAGGTCACCGTATCCCTATGTTTAGGACTCACTTCAACAGTGAAGTACCTTGCATCGTTGTAATAAATATCCAGGTATCGCAGCTGAAGACGACCAGTACGGTTACCAATAAAAGTGTTCTCGGTTGCTGTTCTGCTATACGGCATAAGTTGAGGCGGTTGGTAAGTAAACGTAAATTGCTCACCAAAGACCCAAGAGCTACTTGAGAAGTCACCAAGGCTGTCGCAAACAAAACTGGTAACACCTGCAGGAACGTTGTTAGCCACGA